TACATCGCGCTGTTCGAAGACGGCTTCCTCAGCCTGCCCAGGGACGCGTCCCTGGAAGACGACCACCGCGCAGTGGAGTACGTCGACGGCATCCCGATGGTGCCGCGTCTGGAACGGAAGGACCTGCAGGATCCGGAGCTGGTCCGTCACGGCGACGGCGCGATCGCCGGCGTGCTGATGCAGTTTGCCGCGCTCAACCACGTCACCTCGGTGCCCATCGAGTTCCAGGCGGCCGGCGCTCGCGCCTACATCGGCGACGGCCGAGCCGACGGCGTGGCCACCGTCGTGACCGATGATGCCTTTGGGACGGTCAGCGGCGGCAATGATTTTGGAGGATTCGCATGACCACCGCCCGCCCAGAGATTGGCCGCGAGATTGCCACCACCGCCGATGGCATCGACATCACCCGTGGCTACACCGGGCCGCTGCTGCTGCCCTTTGACAGTGTGCTGCGCAATCGGGGCGGCTACGACCTGCAGATCTATGAGCAGGTGCTCTCCGATCCGGAGGTGAAAACCACCTTCGGCTCGCGCCAGGACTCGGTGGTGGCCTGCGAATGGCAGGTGGAGCCTGGCGGCGAGAAGCGCATCGACCGCCAGGCGGCAGAGTATCTGCAGGAGCAGCTGCACGGCATCGGCTGGGACAACGTCACCCGCAAGATGCTGTTTGGCGTGTTCTACGGCTATGGGGTGGCCGAGATCCTGTACAAGGTCGACGGCACCCGCATCGGCCTGGAGGCGATCAAGGTCCGCAATCGCCGACGCTTCCGCTACGGCAAAGAAGGCGATCTGCGCCTGCTCACCCAGACCCAGATGACCGAGGGCGTCCCGGCACTCGCGCCGTACTTCTGGAACTTCTGCTCCGGTGCCGATCACGACGATGAGCCCTACGGCCTGGGGCTGGCGCACTGGCTGTACTGGCCGGTGCTGTTCAAGCGCAACGGGCTCAAGTTCTGGCTGATCTTCCTGGAGAAGTTCGGCATGCCCACCGCAGTGGGCAAGTACGACAGTGAGGCGACCGATCCGGAGAAGGCCAAGCTCCTGCAGGCCACGCGCGCGATCCAGACCGACAGCGGCATCATCATGCCCAAGGGCATGGAGCTGGCGCTGCTGGAGGCCGGGCGCAGTGGCACGGCCGACTACAAGGCCCTGCAGGACTACATGGATGCCACCATCCAGAAGGTGGTGCTGGGCCAGACCGCCAGCACCCAGGGCACACCCGGCAAGCTGGGCAACGACCAGCTGCAGCGGGAAGTGCGCCGCGACATCATCACCTCCGATGCAGACCTGGTGTGTGAGTCCTTCAACAAGGGGCCGGCGCGCTGGCTCACCGAATGGAACTTCCCCGGCGCAGCCATCCCACGGGTCTACCGCGTCACGGAAGAGCCGGAGGATCTGGACGCCACTGCCAGTCGCGACAAGAAGATCCTCGACCTGGGCTACAAGCCCAAGCAGGTCTACATGGACCAGACCTATGGGGACAACTACGAGCCTGTCCAGGCGCTGCCGGAGCCACCTGCGGTACCGACAGCGATCGATGGGCCGCAGTTCGCTGATGCCGGCGGTACGGTGGGTAGCCTGCTGCGCCGGCACTATCCGGCGGCCTTTGCCGACAGCACCCCGAAGGCACCTGATCCTGCCATCGGCCTGGGCCAGCAGCTTGATCGGCGACTGTCGCCCCTCGGTGCTGGTTGGGTGGAGCAGATCCGCCAGCTGGTCGATGAGGTCGATTCGCTGGAGGAACTGCGCGACCGGCTGTTCGAGCTACATCCGAACATGACCCTGGACGACTACGCCTCGGTGATGGCCGATGCGATGACGGCAGCGACGCTGGCCGGCCGCAGCGACGTCCAGGGCGCAGGAGGCTGATCAATGGCTGGGGTTGCCTACGCTCAACTGCCGTTCCAGGAGCAAATCGAGTTCTTCCGTCGCAAGAAGAACGTGCTCACCGAGAGCTACCTGGACGTGTGGGACGCCCAGCACGACACCAGCTTCATGGTGGCCGGTGCCAACCGTGACGCACTGCTGGCCGACTTCCGGCAGTCCATCGACCGTGTCATCGCCGAAGGCCGCACGCTGGAGCAGTTCCGCGAAGACTTCGACCGCATCGTGGCCACGCATGGCTGGGATTACAACGGCGGCCGGAACTGGCGCTCGCGGGTGATCTACGAAACCAACCTGCGTCAGAGCTACAACGCCGGGCGCTGGGCCCAGCTGCAGCAGCTGATCAAGGTACGGCCGTTCTGGCGCTACAACCACAACGATGCCGTCGAACACCCCCGGCCACTGCACGTGTCCTGGAATGGCATGGTGCTGCGCCATGATGATCCTTGGTGGCGCTATCACTATCCGGCCAACGGCTGGGGCTGCCAGTGCTACGTCGATGCGCTCAACGAACGCGATCTGCGCCGCTTGGGCAAGGACGGCCCCGACACGGCCCCTGAGGTTGTGATGCAGTCGGTGACGGTCGGGCAGCGCAGTCCCGGTGGACCGCGCACGGTGCTGACGCCGGCAGGCGTCGATCCTGGCTTCGGCTACGCGCCTGGAGCAACGGCGGACCACTGGCCCGGCGGGCGTGGTGGTCCGGTCACACCGCCCTCGCTGACAGGCCAACTGACCTCCGCTCTGCAGAGTGCACTGGAGACGGGCGCGCGGCTGCCAGCGGCGCCCGCTGCCGCCAGTGCCGCCCAGGCCTTGGCGCGGCCGCGTGCCAGGGACGCCCTGCAGGCCGGCTACGCCAGCTGGCTGGCCAGCATTGACGCTGATGCCGCCCACGCTGCCCGCTACCTGGCCGGAGCACTGTCGCCCGGACTGGTTTCGCAGCTGCAGCGTGCCGCCGTTCGCCCAGCGACGGCGGCCTTTGCTGTGTTGGCCGACCAGCTCCCCATCACTCGACCTGGCGCGGTGGCCATCGCCGCAGCCGAGCTGCCCATCCGCCTTCTCGATGCGGTGGCCATCCTGCTGGACGCTGCCGCAGGCCGCTTGCGCTATGTGCTGGCGGTGGGGCGTCCTGCCTTCATGGTGGTCGATGTGGCCATCTCGGAAACGGGCGTCAGCACGGTGCAGTCCCAGCTGCAGATGCTGATGCCCGCCGAACTCCAGCGCGGCGTTGCCGATGGCACGCTGCAGCTGCTGCAGGGAGAGATCTGATGGCGCAGTTTGAAGTCACCCTTGATTCGGCAACACCTGGTCTGGCCGATGCGCTGCGGCAGCTGGAGGGCGAGGCGCGCCAACTGATCTTGAAGGACTGGGGCGAGTACCTGCTGAGGTCCACGCGCGAGCGGGCCGCAAAGGAGCGGGACCCGACTGGACGTCGATGGCGCGCGCTTGAGCCCAGCTACAAACGCTGGAAACAGAAGAAGCGCCCCGGCGTGCCGATTCTGAAGTTCGATTTCCACATGCTCGGTGACATGGCTTCATGGCAAACGGACGGGAACGATGCCGTCCTGGTCGGTACCAATGCACCCTATGGCGCCATCCACCAATTCGGCGGCACCATCCAACGCGCCGCGCGTCCGGCCAATATCCACCTGAAGACGGGTAAGGGCGGCAGCCGGTTCGTCAAAGCCAGTCGTGGGAACGCGCGCTACAAGCGCTCGGTCACAATGCCTTCGTACACGAACACCATCGCTGCTCGTCCGTGGCTCGGTGTCAGTCGCGAGGATGAGAAGGAGCTGCTGGATATCGCCCAGGATCACGTGAGCGGCGCCTTCGAGTGATCATCGCGTAGGAGGCGCTGTGCGCGCCTCCATGCCGGGGCCGCCACACTCGGACGTCATTGGGGACTGCTTGGTGTCTGACACGCCTCTCTGGCGTGTTCGCGGCCAAGAGCGCGCGGGGTCTTAACTGCTGCTTCCTGCAATGTCGCAAGAGTGATCATTTCTTGCGGACCGCGGTCCCAATACATGAGACAGCGGTGCGGGAAAACTGGCGGCATGAACCAGCCCGCCGCCACCCTGCAGATCTTCAAAGCCGGCACGCACGTTGCCGAAGACGGCCGCACGCTGACTTTCAGCGAAGCGGATGTGCAGCAGATCGCCGATAGCTACGATCCGGCACTGCATGAAGCACCCATCGTGGTGGGCCATCCCAAGACCGACGATCCGGCCTATGGCTGGGGCAAAACCCTTCAGGCCAAGGACGGCCTCCTCGTCGCCGAGCCGCACAATGTTGATCCTGCCTTTGCAGAGCTGGTCAACAACGGGCGCTTCAAGAAGATCAGCGCTTCGATCTTCATGCCCGATTCGCCGGGAAATCCGACGCCGGGCAAGTACTACCTGCGCCACATCGGCTTCCTGGGCGCGCAGCCGCCGGCGGTGAAGGGACTCAAGTCAGCCTCGTTCGCTGAGGGCGACGATGCCGCCTGCTTTGCCATGTCGCTGGCCCCACTGGGCTGGACGCTGACGGACCTGTTCCGCCGCTTCCGCGACTGGCTGATCGACACCCAGGGCCTTGAGACGGCCGACCAGGTCATTCCCGACTGGCAGATCCGTGGGATCGAGAGCAGCACACGCGATGACGACGAAGCGCGCAACTCAGCCCTCTTTTCGTCGCCATTGCTCACCCAGTTCCCGCGCAGCGCCATCGGCGCGCCAGCGCCCATCCCGGCAACGCCTCCCACTCGTGAACAGGTCAAATCGGAGATCGACCCCATGTCCCAGCAGAACACCCCGGAGCACGCCCAGCGTCAGCAGCAGCTCGACCAGCAGGCTTCCACCCTGGACGCTCGCGAGAAGGCCCTCGCCGCCCGTGAACAGTCCGCCCGACGCGAAGATGCGGTGGCGTTCGCCGAAGGCCTGGTGAAGGAAGGCAAGCTGCTGCCCCGTCAGCAGCCGGCCGTGGTGGAGCTGCTGCTGGCCCAGCCGAATGGCAAGGAACCGCTGAACTTCGCCGAGGGCGAAACGACGGTGTCCAAGCCGGCCGAGTCGGTCCTGCGCGAGCTGCTGACCAGCCTGCCCAAGGCAGTGGACTTCGGCGAGAAGTCCGGTGGCGACGCACCCAACGCAGCGGCGAACTTCGCCGCGCCCCCGGGCACGCATGTCGATGCCGGCCGCGCGGATCTGTTCAACCAGGCCAAGGCCTACCAGCAGCAGCACCCCGGCACGTCCTGGGCGGCTGCAGTCGCCGCGGTCGGCGGCTGACCTTCCCATCCAGGAGCCCACCATGTCCCAGAACATCGCTCTGCTCACGCTGTCCGTGCTGGCCGCGGCAGCCCTCACCCACAACCGCTTCGTCTCGCCGACCGGTGAAGTCGCCGCTGCCGGCGGCAACGCCTGCGGGGTTGCGCGCTCGGATGCCGCCGTCGGGCAGTTGGCGCCGGTCGACGTCTTGGGCACCACGCAAGTGACCGCAGGTGGCGCAATCGCTGCCGGCGCCGCCCTCCAGGTGGGTGCCGATGGCAAGGCCATCACCGCCGACGCCGGCAAGGTCGTTGCCCGTGCGGCGCCTGGCGCCACGGCCACCGCCGATGGCGATGTCCTCGAAGTGATCCTCATCCCGAACTGACCGGCTAGTGCCGTAGGAGATTTACATGTCTGGACAAATGACCCCCGGCCAGGTTCGCGTCGTTGACCCGATCCTTTCCGAACACGCCCGTGGCTACCGCCAGGCGCAGCTCGTGGCCACCGCGCTGTTCCCCTTCGCCGACGTCGCCGCCTATGGCGGCCAGGTGATCGAGTTCGGCAAGGAGTCCTTCAAGATCTACAACGCCAAGCGTGCCCCCGGTGCCAATACCAAGCGCATCCGCTTCGGCTATGAGGGCAAGCCGTACGCCATCGTCCCGAGCGCACTGGAAGCGCCGGTGCCGCGTGAACATATGCGAGATGCAAGCCAGGTGCCGGGGATCAACCTGAGCACCCGGGCCGTGAACATCGTGCTGCGCTCGCTGCTGCTGGAATACGAGGTGGACAGCGCCAAGATCGCCACCAATGCAGCCAACTACGACAACGACCACAAAGTCGCGCTGGCTGGCAACAACGTGTGGTCCAACGCTGCTTCGAACCCCGCGCAGGACGTCGAAACCGGCAAGGAAGCTGTGCGTGACAGCATCGGTCTGTATCCCAACACCATGCTGTTGTCTGCCAAGGCGTTCAAGCAGCTCAAGCAGCATCCAAAGCTGATTGACCGCTCGGCCAGCACCGGCATTCGCAAGGTCACCTTGGATCTGCTCAAGCAGGTTTTCGAGATCGACAACATCGTCGTCGGCGGCGGTGTGGTGGCCGATGACAATGGCGCATTCGGTGATGTCTGGGGTACTTCGGCTGTTCTGGCCTACGTCAGCCCTGGCGCTGACGTGAACGCCAACGTCGAGGAGCCCAGCTACGGCTATGGCTATCGCATCGAAGGCATGCCCCTGGTCGAAGTTCCCTACTGGGACAACAGCGCCAAGAGCTGGATCTACGGGGTCAGCAACGATGCCACCCCGGTCCTGGCAGGCATGGCCGCCGGCTATCTGATCAGCGGCGCAGGCAACTGATGACCGGCGCCGGCGAAGGATAGTCGGCGCAGTTGCCGCCTTACCCGTACAACCCAGCGAGCGGCAGCACCAGGCAAACGCGGGCCTGGCCGTGCGGAGCACAGCAGAACCATGCGTGACAGCCGGAGAGCACGGCACCACACCTATTCGGAGAACTCGTCGTGGCCAAGCCCCGCACTGCGCCGCCCA